TCGTTCATTAAATGTACGAATAATATTATCAGCAAGCCTGATTATTTCTTCTTTTGTATCCCTGTAAATAATACAGTCTTCATATTGTTCATCAAATTTTGTCAATTTAAGTCCATAACCATTTTCAGCATTATATTTCATTTCTTTTCCTCTTCAGCATTATATTTCATTTCTTTTCCTCCAATACTTTTTCTGCTTCTTCACGAGTTAAAAATACGATTTTACCTATGCTTGTTATCGGATATCGTGTTCCGTTCGCTATAATGCTCAAAGGATACAACTTACCGCTTCTGCCTATCTTCGTACTAAACTCTGTTACTTTTATCGGCTTAATTTTCCACATATTTTTATCTTTCAAGTGATACGCACCGTCAAAATAATACACCGTATCTCCCAACTTACACGGCAAATGCACCCATTCGGAACGATTGGTGAAATTGTCACAAATAAACCCATCATCACAATTTAGATGTTTCTTTTCTTTGTTCAACCAATAACAGCACGCTTCATAATGCAGGCAATCTTTACAAGTCATTCTGTATCACTCCAATCTAATGCTTGACCACAATATCTACAATAAGGGCTTGAACCAACCAATGTATTACAAGTTGGACATACTATTTCACTTCTTGTTTTTCTTGGCTTTTTAGGTATCTGCTTTTTAAGGGCAATAACAGCAATTTCCAAAGCCTCGCCGCCTCGTTTATCTCGGTATATGCAACCGTGTTCAATCGTGTTTATCGCTTCTTCGTTTGTCATTTTTTCTCACCAACCATTTCTTTTAAGAGATTATCAAGCAATGCTGTTGAAACAAAAATATAGTTTCCATTTCTATATCCTTTCAACCTCTCTGCAAACTCTTTGTATGCTTCGGCTTTGGCTAAATTGTTGGACTTATTCAAAGCACTTATTAACTGCTGGTCTGCTTTATATGTTTTTTCCAGTCTCTCAATCTCCGACCTTTGGCGGTTGATAAGGTTGATTGATTCTTGAAAATCAGGTTCTTCGTCGCATTGTTTACAACAACAGTCTTTACAACATTCCAAAGCCTTTATAATTTCCTCATCAGTAAATTTCTTATCGGTCATTCTTCGTCTTTCCTTTCTCCATAACTGCAAAAATCATCGGGTTTCATTGGAAATACTGTAAACAAACGATTACATACATTGCCTAATAATTCTGTATTCATAGTATAATGTTTACAGTTTTTACAACAAATAATTTTAACCATATCAATAAATTGGATAGGTATTTTTCTGTTATTCATTCTTCTACCTCAAACATATTGATATTTTGGCTTAACATAATATCCTTCAGATATTTGAATATCAAACATTTCGGGGTGTTTGTTAATATAATCTTTTGTGTCATTTTCATTATCAAATTCTTTAACAACTTCAGTAACAATATTGATACTGCTATAATTAAAATCGTTTGTTTTCCCTGTTAAATAGACTTTCATTCTTCTACCTCCGAATTAAGCCGTTCTTCAATTTATAAATCACTTGTTTATTTTAAATTTTCGTCACTCATCATTTTCATTATTTTTAAACTGTCCGCCTGTATGATGTGGTCATTTATAATCTCCTTCTCCGCTTTAGTGATTTTAAAATATTGTTCGCAAAGGCGAAAAATATTGTTTTTAGTTATTTCAACATTATCTGCCTGCAACTCCATACCATAAATCGACTGCAAAGCAACCGTGTAATCTTTCCGTTTTTTGCACCTTGAGAACTTTCTTCTTAAAATTTCAAGAATAAACACACCCTCGCCGCAACACGGCTCTAAGAAAGTCTTGCTTATATCTTCCCAAACATCATTTGGTATTAAATCACACATTGCATTGACTTCTCTTGGGTTTGTGAACACTTCGGCGAAATCTTTAACCCGTTGCTTGCTCTTGATTTGACTCATACCGCTTAATCCTTTCATCTCTTCTCTTTTTCAATTTGAAATAATTATCCCAAGCTTCTTTTGTATTGCAGAAAGGTTTCCGCAAAGGGCGCAGACATAAATGGCTTTCTCGGTATTTTTTGTTCACTGCCGCCTGTTTTTCATAGCAAGCTTTACATAATCTGCTATCTCTGCCGTCTGTATTTTTTTGACCGTTCAGCTTTTTTTCGCAGCGAGCGCACAATCCATATTCTCGCCGTTCGGAGCGCGGTATAATGGTTTTATCTCTCCGCCTTTCCCTATCCTTTATTGAGCAGCGTAAACATTTTGTAAAACCTTTTCGAGCGGGTTTTCCGCAATTGGTGCACAATCCTTCGGATTTTCTTTTTTCGTATCTCTCTTTGGATTTTTCTCTTTTTCTTTGGTATACTTCTTCGGTCGGTTTTCTTGACTTAAATTTCTCGTTACAATCAAAGCATAATCTTCTTCCACCTATGGTGTACGCATCTTGTTTGCCACATTCTGTACAAAAGTGGTAAGATTTAAACCAATCTCTTCTTTCCTTCATATATTTCCTGTGATAAGTCCGTTTGTCCTCGATGTTTTTATAAGCCACAACAATACACTTCCTTAATACTTTGTTTTTCTGTCAATCCCATAATTGTGAAAAAATCTTTTTCATAGTTTTATATTCGCACGGAATATCCGAAAAGTTTTCGCCGTCTATACCGCAAATTATCACCGGACCCACAAAATCCTGATGTGCGATCGTGCAGCAATAAGGTAATTTTTTTATTTTGCCTTCTTCGTTGCAAATAATAACTAAATCCGAGCAGAGTGTGACTGCTTCGATATATCCGCCTACGGTCTTTTGAAGATTTTCAAGCGTATTACTGATATATACATGCCTAGGCTTTTTATCCGGTTCTTTGATAATTACACTGATTTTTCGTTTCATAGGCTAATCTCCTTATATTTTCCGTCGACTTTTCTCCAACCGGTCGGAAGTCTGCGAACAGTGACTTCAATGCGCGGATCTGAATCAAACTTTTTAACCGTTGAACATTTTACAATCTGAATATCATCCTTGTAGGCAATACCGTTTAATGCGTCAAAGACGATTTTTTCTATATTATCATTGTCCGGCTTAACCTCGGGGAAAAGCTCGCCGGCAACAGCCGCCGCTTTTTGCTTTTTATTGAAACTCGCAGGTATCGGCATATAAGCGACAATAAACACGCTGAGCGGACCGTCTGTTATTTTGCCGCCCTGCTTATGGTAAGCATATCTTATTAAATTTTCATATTCCGAAGTCTTATCCGGAGTAAAGCTATGTACCTTTCCTGTAAAACGATTTCTTACTGTTCTGGCACGCGCTTTTCCCTGCGGTTTTCCGTACACTGTAAATGTTATCAAATAAATTACCTCCTAATCATCATTATCGAGCATTTTTTCAAACTCCGATAAATCATAAGCCGCAAAGCTTTTTTCGTTTTTCCTTTCGAGCTCAGACCACCGTTTGGCATACTCTTTCCATTTGTCCCTATGCTTCCATTTATTACCTTCGTTAAAGTTATAAAATGTTTCGGGGTTCCCTTTTAGTTGTTGTTGTTTAAAGTAAAGCTTGACTTCCTCAAACGAAGGAATATATATATTACTACAACTACTAATATATACTTTACTTTCCTTTACTTTACTTTGTGAATTGTTGCATACATTTACTTCGTTATTGCATACATAAACCCCGTTTTTGTCTGCATTATCTTCCGCAGTGGGTATACTTATTAAGAGGTATTTGTTGTCGACTTCAAAACATTTACGGCGTTTGCAAACCGTCAAGTATCTTTTTTGTATTCCCTTACTCGTAAGGATGTGATACTTGTTAAACATTTTTTTGTCGAAAACACCCCGTCTGATCGAAGCCTGTATTATCTCCGAAACAAAATTACCACCTGCACCTATCTCGCGTGCAAACAATAAAGCCACCTCGTATGTCCAGTCGCAGTAAAAGCCGTTATCGTAAATCTTCTGATAAAGCTTAATTATTACTGCAAACCCAAGCAAACCGTATTCTGCTTCGATCAGTTTTATGTTATCGTCCATTCGGACGTCAAGCGGAAAATAATCAAGACCTTTCTTTACAGGTCTTCCCATATTATCTCCTTTTTACATTTTCTGCCGGAACCCTGACAACGCTTAACCCGTTTTTATCAAGCAGCTCAGCCAGTGTCACAAATTTTCCGTTTTCATTTTTTGATATAACAGCATTTACGCATTTAAAATCAATTTGTTCTTTATGTCCTGCAGAAATACTTATAAGCGCCGATACCGGACTTTTTTCAAGCAGTGCAATTCTTAATTCTTCGTAATTCATTCTTCTTTCTTCCTCTCTAAGAAGTGAACCTCTTTTGCAACTATCTCAAAAGCCGTCCTGTTATCTCCGTTTTTATCTTGATACTTTCGGGTTTCTATTGAACCCTCGATTCCTATAAGATTTCCTTTTCTGAAATATCTTGTTATAAACTCGGCCGTGCTTCCCCAAGCTACTATATTCAAGAAATCGGTTATCTTTTCTCCGTCCGCCTTATATGCTCTGTCTACGGCTACAGAAAAGGAAGTAACACTTTTTCCGGTAGTGGTAGTTTTAAGCTCAGGATCCTGAGTTAATCTTCCGGAAAGAATTACTGAATTAAACATCGGTCCTCTCCTTCTATTAAAGTGTACTGTCCGAAGCGTTTGAGCGTTCCGTCCAAATTCTTCTTTGTAACTATCTTTACATTAAATTTGTAACCGGAATTCTTAAGCTCGGAAAGACGGGCGGAAAAATTGTAAATTCCAAGCTTCGAGAAAGCTTCGGCAGGTGTAATGGTTTTATGCTTCATAAGATATTTTAAAAGCTGTTCCTTTTGAGACATCTGTTTTCTCGCCATTTTTAAAACCTCCATTTTTTATAAATAAGATCCTCTTTATTCCAATACGGATATTTTTGTTTTAAATAGTCCTCTATGACCTTTTTAATTTCGGAATGCAATTTTCCGTTGTCAAACTCATAATGCTCACTTACCGTCAGACAGACAAGATTTTCGGGAATTCCTAAACCTAATCTTGCACGGGATATGTAATGAGCAATTTGAATGTTTTCGCGTTTACCGCTCAATATGCTTGCCCCATTATCCCGCGCAAGCACTTCCTTTCTGACTTTTGGCGAAATGTCGCAGGCTTTTGAAATTTTACTCATATCTTATCAGAGCAATTTCCTCGGGCGTTGCAACTTCTATTCCGTTGTTTTCGCATTCAATTCTGACAAGCTCAATAAGCCGTGACATCTGAGCCGTATCGTAAGCGGAAGAGCCGTAATAATTGATTATATTTGTATAACCCTCAAGCTTGCTTTCGGTCTTTTCGCATATCCACCCAGCGCCCCTGCTCTGCCAGTTTTCAATCCAAGTTTCAACCGCGTCATTTCTTATCGGGGTCACTACGCTGTTGCCGCCGACTTCTTTGACTAAAATGCGGTATATCTCATTAGGCGGAAGCTTTATTTTTGCGGAAAGCTTGTTGCAAAGGCTCCAAAAATATCCGTTTGCGTCAAGACTGCGCTTGTCTCTCCATAAGCACAGCTTTATTCTTAAATTTTTATTTGCATATTCATCATAGACATTAAGAATCTTTTTAGGAACTCGGAGAGATAATATGCAATCTCCGTTCACTGATTGGACTACATCTTTTATTTGGCATTTTTGTTCGAACATATTATCTCTCCTTTCCAAGTTTTAAAACAAATACAGCAATTCGCCCCATACCAGTCTAAAGCTGTGGTAGCGTATTCGGGCGCTAAAAGCTGAATTTGAATTTTGCTTATCGGCCTGTTCGGCGGTCTGATAAACTCGCCTATCCACTCTTTTCCTTGCTTTGCGCAGAAGTCAAATCCGCCGCTTATCGTTTCTGTGATATTTACTTTGTCGGTAAAATAAGCCTTGAATTCCTCGCCGTCAGGCACTATAAGACAGTCTCTTAAATTTCCGCAGGCAACAAATATAATTCCGTAATCCGAATCAAGGACCGTTTCAAATCCTTCAGGCGGCTGATAAGGTGTGTATTCGGTTTCCGCGTCAGAGCTGTATTCCAAAGTGGTCTTTTCTTTTGTCTTTCTGACAGGCGCAAAGAAATCCTCATCGGAAAGCTTCTCGCCCTTAGGCTTTTTCATAGCTCCCTCAAGATTTACATCTGTTTCGACTCCCTCAGGGTATAAATCAATATTTCCGCCGAAATCAATGACGGTGCAGCTTGTTTTATCAGGAGCAGTTCTTAAAACTCTTCCGACCTTTTGTACCCATTGACCGTGTGTACCGTTTGTATCGAAATCAACGATATTTCTAAGCTCCGGATAATCGTACCCTTCGGTTGCTATATCAACATTTATAAGCTCGGTCGCATTTCCTTTTTCGAACCTTTCTATCTCTTCTTTCCTCGAAATATCATCAAGACCGAGAGAAAGGTAAGCCGGTTCCCTTTTCAAATTTTTAAGCTCTTCAAATATCGCTTCGCAAAATTCGTGCGACGGAGCGAAAATTATTGTTTTTCCTTCTTCCTTAAGATTTAAATAATCCTTGCATAGCTTTGAAATAAGCGCTCTGCCCTCAAGGTCATTAAGTCTTAAGTTTTTCGATAAGTGCCCTTTCTCTTTTCCCTCTTCGGTTAGGAAAACAGGCGAAGCGTCAATAAATTTCGGCCTTACAAGATAATGGCTGTCGATTAAAAAGCGAGTTGTTATCTGATAAAAGTTATCAAATAAGCTTATAAGCGGAAGCTTGTCCCCGCGATTAGGCGTAGCAGTTACTCCGAGTAAACACATATCGGGATTACCGAGCCTGTTCCACTCTATTATGTTTTCATAAGTAGAAGCTTTTGCGTGATGAGCTTCGTCTATAACAATCAAATCAAAATAACTATTTGCAGCAGCAAAATCATTTAAAAGATTTGTAACCGTTTGCACCATTCCGAAATGCACATATCCATGTAAGCTTTTCCTTACGGATGTAATCTCGCTTGTAGCCAGCTCCGGACAAACCTTCGCAAATTTTGTGTGATTCTGATCGTGAATTTCCGTTCTGTGGACCAAAACCAAAATATGCGGTTTTCTTTTATGCGTTGCATAAAAGCCTCCGAAAAATCTTCCTATCGCCGCGGCCATCATAATTGTTTTTCCTGCGCCTGTGCCGGCAACAATAAGAGAATTCTTTCTCTCATATAACATATTGACCGCGTGATTTACCGCCTTGTTCTGATATGGCCTTAATTCAAATCTTTCCATTGTCTTTAGGCTCCTTTATCAGAAACGCACCCGCAGCCGAAAAGCTTCCGGTATATCCGTCATCGGATATAAATTTGCTGGCGTTGTATTCTTTTGCGGTTTCGATTATCTTCTGTAATTCTTCTTTTCTCTTTTTATCCGCTTCATCACAAGCGTTCTTGCTCTTGACATATTCGGAAAGATCATATTTTAAAGATAAGTTTTTGTTGTAAAGAGTGTTTATCCGAATGCTTTCGATAATATTCTTTTGAGTATCGTTCGCAATAAACGCGGTCGGCTCGTTCCTGTTTTCAACATCCTTAAAAAATCTTTCAAGGCATTTTTTTATAAGCATTGCAAGATGTTCGTTATTGTTAAAATAAAAGTGCTCGACAGTCATGTTTTCTTTGAGATACTCAATTCTTTTTTTCTTAGACATCTGAGTTATCTTTCCGCGTTCGAAAACCGTATCTTCTTTCAAAATCATAATCTGCAGAATATAGAAATCCGCTTTAGAACAAATAATCTGATACTGCGCCTGAACAATATACTTATAAGGAATTCCGTTTTTAACCGTTTCAGGGCGCATAGTTTTTTGCTCGCATACAAATCTTCTGTTAGGTTTAACAATTCCGCCGCCTCTGTCAAACGGTCTTATGTCCTTAGCTTCGCTTATTCCGCTTATGTCAAGGCTTGCTATAAGCCTGTCCGAAGCATAAACCTCACCGGCTTTAAGTCTTCTTTCTCTTCCCTTCTGAAGTACATACACACCGTAAGGCTCGGCGGCGTGACCGTACTCCGCAAGCTCAGGCTCTAAGGCTTTCTTTTGATAAACTCCGTCGTTTAAAATTTTGTGGTAAAGCGCCCATGCAGATGTATAGGGCTTTTCGGTTTTAAATTTTAAAGCGTCTATTCCGCAGTTCTGAAGTTCTTCTTCGGTAGAATAATATCTGACAATATCAAAGACCTCACTTCCGCCGATTCTTGTTTCTCTTGCTGTTTCCCATGCAAGAGTTCCCTGCTTAAGGTTCACTCTTTTTATCTGCATTTGCTTCACCGCCCTCAACTATATATTTTTCAATAACAGGCCATAAATTTTTGCTTTTTTTAATGTTCATAATGGAAGCATATTCACGGTCAATAATTTCCTGCTTTTCTTCTCCGTTCTCAAAGGCCTTCTTTATTTCCTCGGCTTTTTGCGACGCAAGCTTCGGGTTTGCCTTAAATATTTCAAGCGTTTCTTTAACATCCGCTTTTTGTTCGGCTGTAAGCTTATTCAGATCTATATGGCTTTCGGTTTCGCCGAGGTCGGGAATATTTATCTCCGGCATAGTACTCTGAACCTCAAAGCTTTCCTCATTGTCCTTTTCAAAAGCATATATCGTTTCTTTAAGCTCGGGCAATACCTCGCGCACTCTTTTAAGCGCTCTTCTGATTATTGTTTTCTTTACCATTTCGCCGGTCCATTTGTACCAAATGGAATCGGTATCATATTCGTTTGTTATAACCTTTCTTTTCCGGGCTTTGCCGTATTGGTCGGTGTAGGCAACCCATTGAGATTTAAAAAAGCCTTTTTCGCTTGATTTCGCAATTTCATTAAGCTCATCGTTTGACATCTCATCATTTGTCATAAGGATTCTTTTTCCTGAGCTTATTTCCGTTACTTCAAGCCGGCAGATATATTTACTGAAATATTTATCTACAATTCGTTCGGCAGTCATTTTTCTGTCGGCATTAAACCGCCTGTCCTCAAGAGTGTAAAGAATATTGCCGTTATAGAAGATCTCTTTAAAATATGTTGTGTCCTTATCCTCTTTCGGTACCGCGACAATCGTGTCCGTTATTCTGTAACCTTTCCTCGCGGCGGCTCTTAAAAATGCTTCTACCCTTGCGGATATCGTTATAACCTTTCCGCGTTTGATAAAATCGATCTTGTCATAATCCTCAGCTATTATTCCGCCTTGATTTAAAGTCTGCAGATCCGAAAGAAAGGTATTAGCGGCATTCAAGGCTTCGCGCTGTGTCAGACTTCCGAGCGATTTAAGCGAATCTATCGCCTTCACCGCAAAAGGAATGCAATTTGTTTTTATTCCTATCTCATTTTTTAAAACATTAAACATCGAGCTTTCCGAGCAGGTCAGCTGATTATATACCGTCATATTATTCATCTTCGCCGCTCCTCTTATGTTTACCGTAAGAGCTTAATGCGCTGTACATAGCGGTATTTGACTTTTTAAGCTTGTCTACCTGCTTTGAAAGTACAAATGCAACATAAGTGATAAGCGAACACCAGCCTACAAGCAGCGCCCAAATAATCGCGGTTATAATCGCCGCGGCTCCGTCTAAATAAAATCCCATTTTTTAAACTTCCTTTCAAATTTCAACCTTTTTAAGACTTTTTAATACACACTCGGGGCAAAGCTGATAACCGTCAAATTCATAAAGCTCATCAGCTTCGTCTTTGCAGTTATCACAGTAGAAATGCGGTACCGATTTAAGCCGGCAGGACTGAGAGCATGCTATGCCGCAGTCTACACAGTCATTTTCGTATCTTACCATTGACTTTTACCCCTTTCGGTGTTATAATTTAATAAAGCTTTTTTGTAGTCCGCTTGCAGTTTCCCATTTATCTGCAGGCGGATTTTTAATGTCCTCATTTTTTTAAGATCCTTTCTTTATTCCGGAAAGCTCCGGTAATATTCTTTTAAATACGGCTTTTGTTCATTTGCTTTCATTCCGAGTCTGTTCATCAGCTCCGGAAGAAAGCCTTTTTCATTATTACAGCGCTTTTCAATACTGCTCAGCGCTCGGTCGACGGCATATTGAAGATTATCTTTATCTTCAGCCCGCTTTTCCTCGCTTAAATTCGGCATTAAAGTAATTACTATCGGACCGCCCGACCTGAATTTATCCGTTATACTTACAACATTGCAGTTATCGGGAACTGTAAGAGCCTTTCTCGCGTTCGAAGAAAGCTCTGTCAGATAATTCAATTCTTTAATGCTTACTGTATTTTCCATAATCTTCTCCCCTTTCTTATTACTTATGTTTTTTAAAATTTGTCCTATGATATGAAATCCGTAAAAATCTATTTATCATAGAAGATCTCAGTTGCTTTTTTGTCTTCACTTCCGAAAACATCCGATGACAATATTGAGCATTTGCCTTTGTCTGTTCCTAAAAAATCCAATGCTTATACAAATGGTAGGTCATTTGCTAAACTTAACCGCCCAAATTGTCACCGGATGTTTTCGGAAGTGGAATGATTATTTATTCGTTACGATTTTCAATCCGGATTTCTTGCTTTTCCAATTCCTCAAGATAAGCTGTCAGTTTGCGAAAAATCTCTGAATTTTCGAATCTGCACCAATCGAGGTAAGGCAATTCAAAAGACATTTGTACTACACGCGGAGACGAAATGCCGCTGAACTCATCAATAAAATAAATGCTTTTGTGACTGTTCTTTTCTTTCGCTTCCTGCAGCCGATTTTCTAAATCGCATATTCTGACTTCGGGAGAATGCTTTATATACTTTTTAAGAATTTTACTTCCGCCGTCTAATACGCTTAATCTTTCGTCAAGCTCATCAATTCGCTTAAGCAATTTCTTTTCGCTTGAGTATCCGAAAATATTTAAGGAAATCATTAAAATAAAAGACAGTATAACTAAAATTGAACTCATTTATTCCACCGCCTTTAAAACATCACGCGTCAAGGCAAGTAAACTGTCAGCTGTTACGCAAACGGTTGTTTGTCCGCCGTTTGCAATATAAAGAACATGAACATATTCTTCACCGTTGCGGCATAACTCGTATTCCGCCCGTTCGATATCCCTGTCTACCGCTCTTAAAAGCAAAGTTAATTCTCTTTCACAAAACATTCTTTTAATCTGATCCATACTTTTTTATCTCCTTTAATACTTACCGTAATAACCCTAATATCAACAATAATATTTGGATTACTTCAAACACTAAAATGATATAAAGCAAAGCTTTAAAGCTGTTAACCTTTTCACTGCAGTTCGCAAGAAGCAAAAGTATTTTATCTCTTGCAGATTGCGGTAATATTTTTTTGGGTTTAACTTTCATTTCTATCTCCTTTTAAAAACGGCATAAAAGATGTCGTAGAGTTTTTGCTGAAACTGCCGTTAAATTAACTGCGGAATAAGAATTAAAAAAATCAACGGCGGACATAGCGAACTTTATCATCCAATAAACAAAAATAATTGAGACTATAATCCTTACGATTGCAATAATTAAAGTGAGTATTTCTTTCATTTTTATTTCCTTTCTAAATTTCATTAAAAACATTGAAATTTTATTGATTATTCGTTATAATGCATTTATCATTTAATGGAAAGATAGATGTTAAATATGAAAAGATTTGCAAAATTTTATCTTATCGTTTTCGCGGTTGTTTTCATAATAAATTTAATAAGATATATCCTGTGTTCGTATTATCAAAAGGTTTATAATTTGAATTTTAAAAATAAAACCGAGACAAAAAACTTTCGAATAAAACCTTTTATATACCCTTTATTTAAACAGGGTGATATCGAAATCCTAAGTTCCAAAATTGATATAATTGCTAATAGAACATATATCGAAGATTTTAATAAAGCTTTTGAAAGCGCCAAAGGAGTTTTTCTGCATAATATATTACTTTCTTTTATATGGCCTTGGCTCGCAATACAAACCTTATCAATGTTCAAGCCCATTGAAAAAATCAATAATAAGATTCTTAAACTGTTTATTGGAATTTTTGAGATATTTATTGCATATCTTGTTGGGCTTTTTCTAGATACAACGGGCATTGGTAACAAAATCCTAAAATCTCTGCTCGCTGTTCTATATCGCATATTTGACTATACACCGTAGAAGTATTTGGTTTGAAAATCTTATTTTCTCTAAATGCTTCTATTTTTTCTAACTTAGATTGTAATTTTTGCAGTTTGCAATCTATGCTAAAATTTATGGCGATAGTTATTAAAAATAGGAATAATGCTGATATTGCAAACAATAGAATTTTCATATACTTTCCTTTCTAAACTTGTCTATAGCCATTTTGGCTATATATTAGCAAAAAAATATTTATCCTTATCAGTTATGCTGAGAAGTTCACATAATTTTATGATTTCGCTCACCTTGAAATGGCTTTTATTATTGATCTTTTCAGAAAAAGACTGATAAGTTATGCCTATTTTTTCGGCAATTTCAGTTTGTGTAAATCCTTTTTCAATGATTCGGCCTTTTAATAAATTTGTATTTGTTGGCATATAAGCGCCTCCTTTCTTATTAGCCATTTTGGCTATATGCTTATCTTATCACCTTGTAGCCATTTTGTCAATAGTTTTTTGAAAGTTTTTCATTTTTTATTGACAAATCGGCTAATTGATGATAATATTACTTTGGTGATAAAAATGACTATCTATGAAAGAATAAAATTTTTACGCGAAG